TGATAGCACTATTCTTATTGCCGCACACAAGTATGCAGGCGCGCAGGAAATTATGCAGCGTATTCGCTATGCCTATGAAAATTGTCCTATGTATATTAAAGCAGGCGCAGCGACATATAACAAAGGAAGTTTATTCTTTGATAATGGTAGCCGTATCGTATCAGCCACAACAACTGAAAATACTGGTCGTGGTATGAGTATCACATTGTTATATCTTGATGAGTTTGCATTCGTAAGACCAACAATCGCTGAACAGTTCTGGACATCTATTACACCTACTCTAGCAACTGGTGGTAAGGCTATTATTACAAGTACGCCTAATAGTGACGAAGATCAGTTCGCATTAATATGGAAGGGCGCAAATAAAACCGAAGATGAGTTTGGTAACAAAACTGATGTAGGTAAAAATGGATTTAAAGCATATAGGTCATATTGGCATGAACAGCCCGGACGCGATGATAAATGGGCAGAAGAGATGAAATCTCAATTGGGACAAGATCGTTTTAATCGTGAAATAGGCTGTGAATTTATTATTGCTGATGAGACATTAATTAATCCTAATACACTTATTATGCTAGAGGCTATAGAGCCTATCGACCGTATGGGTCAGGTACGTTGGTATAAAAAACCCACTAAAGGTAATATTTATGTGGTAGCATTAGATCCTAGTCTTGGAACAGGCAGCGACCCTGCTGCTATACAAATATTTGAAGCAAACACTACAGAACAGATAGGTGAATGGAAACATAATAAAACTGAAATTCCACAACAGATTAAACTATTAGCAGATATAAACAAGTATATTGTAGAGTGTACAAATGAACCTAACAATTTATACTATAGTTTAGAAAACAATAGCATAGGAGAAGCAGCACTCATATCATTAGCAGAATTCGGAGAAAATAATATACAGGGTATTTTCTTTAGTGAAAGTGGTAAAAAGCGTAGGGGTTTTAATACAACACATAAGGTTAAGTTAACCGCTTGTGCTAAATTTAAAACACTATTAGAAAGTAAAAAAATGAAACTACATAGTCGTAGTTTAATATCTGAACTTAAGACTTTTGTAGCAGTAGGCGGAAGTTATGGGGCTAAGGTGGGGGAAACAGACGATTTAGTTATGGCTGCATTATTAATTACAAGAATGCTACAGCAACTAACAGATTTTCACTATGACCTCGAAAATCAAATGCGTGACCACGATGAAATGATACAACCACTGCCCTTTTTTGCTGTTCTAAGTTAGGGTTTTTGGACTAAATATCAATATGTCATCTAAAGAAACCAAAAATTTAGAGTTATATGATACACTTAAAAGCAGAGGGTATGAACCTCGCGCATTGAGTGCTTCAGACGATGCGGCAAATATTAAAAATGCAGATTTGTTTGCTTTTTCATTTTTAAAGAATGGGCAGAGTTTTGGACCAGCAAGAGTAAGTATTGATGATAAGAACAATTTAGTTTTATATACGTCTGAAAGACTTGAAAACAGTCCGCAAAGTAAAACTAAGGGTAGTAATTATGATGACAGTTGGAACGGATTTACGAACTTTTTAAAAGGTTGGTCAAAACGTCATGGTTTAACCGGCTTTAAGCGTGTAAGTGATCAATACTTACGCTCAGATATGAGGAAAAGAAACGAAATGAAAAACAATAAATTAGACGAAGGCTATCATGCTATGGGTAAAAAGTTGACATATAGTGACAGTATTCCAACTGTTAAGATATTACTTCAACATACACGCCAAATAGAAGAAGGCGAACAACGTTATCGTAATATTAACAAAATATTTGTTGAAAACGTTAATGGTGAACGTTTTTTACTTCCAACTAAGCGTCCAGGCATTGCTAAAGTTTATGCACGCCATATCGCAGAAGGTGGAACCCCATACGATGAGCGCGGCAAACATATTACTAGTCTTGTCGAAGAATATACAAAAATGGCTGGCTTTATTCGCGCAACAAAGAACGGTCAGTTCAACGAATCAACACAACGTTTAGTTAATGAAGCTACAAATTATTATCAAAACTTACGTGAAACACTATCACATATGATTAGTATGCGTGGTTATAATAAGTACTTTGATAGTTATACTCCTGTACTAAACGAAGAAACAGACGATACCAATACGCTTAATGAACTTTTTGTAGAAGAAACATTAGACCCAAGAATAGAAAGTGTTTTGCCAATTCTAAAAAGATTGTCAAAGAAATTAAATGAAATGAATGAAGTCAAGGCACTAGAAGAATGGGCAGAAAGCATTACTGAAGTAGAAGATGAAACAGATAAAACACTAGCAGTCCCTGGAAAGGATATGCTAGACGAAATCAGTATTGCTACATTAAAGGGTGCGGAATTTGGAGCAAGTGATAGAATTAAAAAATTTGAAAGAGAAATTGAAAGATTGAAAAAGGTTGGTGATAATGCCAATGCTGCAAAGTACGAAAAGGTTGTAAATCACTATAAGAATTTACTAAACAAAACAAAGTCACACCCAGGTAAAATGGATACGATTAGAGCTGGACAAAAATTAGGCGGTATGATGCCCGCTAAATTTAAAAATGTAGCAGAAAGAGTTGATGAAAACATTATGGAAACTGGATCAGCAAATTATCAAACAAATGTAGCTGGATTGAAGAAAAGAACCCCTCAGTTAGTAAAGTATATTGATATGGCTGACAATTTTATTCAACAACTCGATGATGAGGGACTTGCTAACGTTCTAAGTCATATTGGAGGCTTTTCTGACCATCCTGGTTTTTATAAGGATGGAGATCCATTTGAACATGCTGAAAGATTAGCAAGAAATGCAAGTGTAGATGTTACAGATCCAAAAGTTAAAGAGGGATTTAATGCTATTCAAAGAATTCTAATCTACTTATATCAAATACATGATCAAAAGACAGTATCACCCGACGGCAGAAAATATGTAGACGACAAACAAGGTTTAGATGTAGTAGAAGATGAAATGGATGAAGGCAAACTTGCCAAAGCAGCATTGCTAGGTCTTGCAGGTATAAATGAAGCACCAGGTGCAGAAACATTAGCCCATAATGATGATACAGAAGAAAAGAATTTAAAAGCATTTGGTTTGGCTGAAGGATTCTCTGACGTTGAAAAGGCAGCAGACACAGTAATGCAAAGTATGGGGGGTACAGGTAAACTCACCAAGAATGATATTCGTGACGCTGTAATAGAACTACAACAAGATATGGATGATCCATATAAGTTAGATGTAGAAGCCGTTGTTGATGTTGTTACAGATAGATTAGCAGAAAAAGGCATGATGATTGCTGATACCAATGAAGATTTAGATGCTAATCAGAAAGCAGCAGGCCAATTAGGCCCAACTGAACCAGTAGGTAAAAATGAAAAAAATCTACGTGGTAAATTAGTAGGCGCAAGCGAGAGCGTTGAGAACAAAGAACTCAACCGTATTAAAGAAATGATAGGATACAAATAACATGGCAAACACAATTAGATTCGCAGTTCCAAATCAAAAAGCACCTAGTGCAACAAATGTTGTTACTGACAGTACAGGTTATGCAGTATATGATCCAGTAACTACTGGCGTACCAAATGCACAAACAACTGTACCAGTTACCCCAGGAGTCGCAGTAGTAACAGGTAATGGTATAGATAACACTGTTAGCAGGTCAGAACAAGTTGATCAATTACCTGGCTTCCCAGGTAATGTTGGTACATCAACCGTAGGTGATTTCGCTAATGAAGAAACTGGTATAGGAAATATAAGATATTAATATTGGGTAAAAAGATATATTTTTTACACAACCATTGGTGATATATATTATTGACACGCTAAGATATTTGTTTATAATAAATTAGTGTGTCAAGTTGTCTCCGACAACTCGACTTTAACACATTTAGGCTCAACTTAGGCATACAACATAGGAGATTATATATGGCAAGTCTAGCAGATATCCGTGCCCGTATCGCGGCACAAGAAAATAAAATAGCAAACAAGGGTCAACGTACCCAATCAGATAACGCAATCTATCCTCACTGGAATATGGACGAAGGCACAACTGCCACTATTCGTTTTATTCCTGATAAAGACGAGAAGAATACATTCTTCTGGGTAGAGCGTCAAATCATCAAACTCCCATTCAATGGTGTAGTTGGTGATCCAAGTATAAAGCAAGTAATTGTTCAGGTTCCATGTGTAGAAATGTATGGAGATAATTGTCCAGTACTTGCTGAAGTTCGTCCTTGGTATAAAGACGAAACACTCAAAGAAATGGCAAATAAGTATTGGAAGAAGCGTAGTTATATCTTCCAGGGTTTTGTACGTCAGAATCCAATTGGCGAAGATACAACTCCCGCTAATCCAATTCGTAGATTTATTATTAGTCCACAAATTTTCACTATTATCAAATCAAGTTTAATGGATGTCGAAATGGAAAATATCCCAACTGATTATGTTAATGGTACTGACTTTAATGTTAAGAAAACTAGCAAGGGCGGTTATGCTGATTATTCTACTAGTAATTGGGCCCGTCGTGAAAGCCCATTGACTGAAGCAGAACAGGCTGCTATTGACGCACATGGCTTATTTAATCTTGCTGACTTCTTACCTAAGAAGCCTAGCGAAAGCGAACTACGTATTATTAAGGAAATGTTTGAAGCATCAGTTGATGGTAAGCCTTATGATGCAAATAAGTATGGCGCTTATTATCGTCCATATGGTATTGATGCTCCGTCAGGCGCTAGGCAAGAATCTACTGAACCTGTAAATGTAAGTAAAAATATAACGGTAGATGGACATGGCGATGCACATGAAATTGTAGAACCAGAAAGAAAAAGTGAACCGGTTGTAGTTCCTAAGAGTACTTCTAGCGATAAGGCACAAGACATTTTAGCGATGATTCGTGCCCGACAACAGAAGGCTTAATTTAGATTGGGGAGAATTTCTCCCCATTCTATTTTCATAGGAGAAATACCATGACACTACCAGACGAAAGATATCGTGCATTAAAGCAAGGAAAAAAATTATTAGAAGATATTTGTGATCCGGGCAAGACCCCACGTGTGCCTAGTATCGTCCGTGATCGTGCCCGTGGTGCATTACGACACTATCCTACCGATTGGGAACTTGATCGTATCGCAGATAGTTGTCCTGATATGCTTGACAAAGTAGCATTTAATGATAGACTGTTACGAAAGAATATTTTTAAATAAGGAGGGCTTGTGGCCAAACCATTTGATGTTAGTAAATTTAGAAAAGATATTACCAAAAGTATTGAAGGTCTTAGCATTGGTTTCAATGATCCTACTGATTGGATCAGTACCGGTAACCACGCTCTCAATTATCTTATTAGCGGAGACTTTAACAAAGGAGTCCCATTAGGTAAGGTCACTGTATTCGCAGGCGAACCCGGTTCAGGCAAGAGTTATATTTGTTCAGGCAACCTTGTAAGGCATGCTCAACAACAGGGCATTTTTGTCGTATTAGTTGATACAGAAAATGCATTAGATGAAACTTGGCTAAAGGCGCTTGATGTTGATACTAGTGAAGATAAGTTATTGAAACTCAATATGGCAATGATTGACGATGTTGCCAAAACTATCAGTGAATTTATGAAGTCATATAAAACTATGCCTGAAGGTGAAAAGCCTAAGGTATTGTTTATCATTGACAGCCTTGGTATGTTGTTGACTCCAACTGATGTGAATCAATTTGAAGCAGGCGATATGAAGGGTGACATGGGTCGCAAGCCCAAAGCATTGACTGCGCTTGTTCGTAACTGTGTGAACATGTTTGGTAGTCATAATGTTGGTCTAGTCGCAACTAATCATACATATGCGTCACAAGATATGTTTGATCCAGATGACAAGATCAGCGGTGGTCAAGGCTTCATCTATGCGTCAAGTATTGTTGTCGCTATGAAAAAACTTAAACTAAAGGAAGATGATGATGGTAATAAGATTACTGAAGTGCGTGGTATTCGTAGTGCTTGTAAGGTCATGAAAACACGATACGCAAAGCCATTTGAAAGTGTACAAGTTAAGATTCCTTATGAAACTGGCATGAATCCATATAGTGGATTGCTTGATTTATTTGAGAAAGCAAATATTTTAACAAAAGAAGGTAATAGACTTAGTTATGTTACTGAAGATGGAGAGTCACTTAAATTCTTTCGCAAGGGTTGGGAAAGCAACGAAGATCATTGCCTCGACAAAGTAATGTTAGAATATCAAAATCGTAAACAAAAGATAAGTAATACAAATTCTGTAGTGGAGGAATAACTCAGATGAGTATTACAGTTGTAGCTGAAGTATGGCGTGCTGTTAAAAGCGAAATTGATGAAACGAATCTTCCAGATGCTGCGGAATCACTTGTAGATGTTCTTATTCAAAATGATTATGAAGCAAGCGATATCAAGGCAGAGTTTCGTAGAGATAGTGATGTAATGGATGCTATAAAAGCGTATGTCGCATCACAGGAAGAGGAAGAGGACGAGTACGAAGAGGAAGAAGAGGAAGATGAGGATTACGACGATAATTGGTGATGAATGAACTGGTATACCAGAATCACAACTGATTTAAGTGTAATCCCCGACTTCATAAGTCATTATGAAGCAGAACTATTACAAGCAAAATATGATTGCCGTGTAGGTGGAAGGGTAGAGAAAAATATCTCAAACTTACCCGGTATCACAGAAGAACGCTTCAATCAATTACAAGAGATTGAGGCAGTATTGAATTATCTTAACATACAATTACGTAAGTTAAGACGTAAATACTTTCAGAAATATTTAGAAGGATATAATAGGGCCCTAACAAGCCGTGATGCTGAAAAGTATGTGGACGGCGAAGATGAAGTTATTGACTTTGAAGTTCTAATCAACGAGGTAGCACTTTTGCGTAACAAGTGGCTTGGCATTATGAAGGGTCTTGATAGCAAGCAATGGCAACTAGGCCATATCGTTCGCCTGCGTACTGCGGGTATGGAAGACGTTACGGTCTCCTGATGACACAGGTGGTGCATTTAATCAACGCCTACCTTACAACACAAAACTACTACCTAGATAGTAAACCAAAAATATTTATAAATTCATACGCAACTATTATAAATTTTGTATATCAAGGCAGTGATGTAGAAGTTTGTATATA